GTGATTTCCCTCCCCGAACAGACAAGGTAGGTGGTAACACATGGCAGATGACAAAAAAATATTAAAAGAGCAGCTGCATCACCTTGCCGAGCGGATTCAGATCGAGGGACAGCGCATGGAGTATGAATCGCTGATCATTGACTATGACAACGGCGGCGGACAGAGCGGTGTCAGAGAGAATCCATATTATCCCGCATATGAGAAACTACTCGCAAGCTACGTGAAGACGCTTCAGACGGCGAAGGACCTGTGCGGAGCAGAGGACGAAGAGGTCCGGAGCCTTGACAGCATCCGCCAGAAATTCAAGGTGGTCAAATGATGGGTGTTACTCAACCGAGGATATTCACTCCGCCATTGCGGGAACTGACGGAAACAACATCGCTCGGTTATGCGGCAATTGAATATGCGAACACAGTGCTTGGAAAGACGCTCTATCCGTGGCAGGAATGGGCGCTGATCCACGCATTGGAGATCAAAGGGAATCTGGATACGGAATGGTCTTTCCGATATCGCACGATTCTCTTTTTGATTTCACGGCAAAATGGCAAGACGGTGCTTTCGGAGGTGATTGCATCGTTCTTTTTGAATGTTCTGTGTGTGGATTCTGTTTTTGGAACGTCCCTGTCGCTCGACAAGGCCGAAGAGGTCTGGGAGGCAGTGATCAACGATCAGGAGAACGTGCCGGAGCTGTCAGCAGACATCGACAGAGTGTCCCGTACAAACGGTAACAAACGGCTGATCCTGACCGGTCTGCGTCAGTACAAGGTCGGAGCACCTACCAGAAGAGCCGGTCGAGGCGATTCGAATGACCTCGTGATGTTGGATGAGATACGAGAACAGCGTGACTGGGAGACATGGTCAGCTGCTGCGGCATCTACCAATGCGAAACCGAATGGTCTGATCGTCTGTTTTTCCAATGCGGGCGATCCTGACAGCATCGTACTGCGTCAGATCAGGTCGCAGGCGATCGCATTCATTGACGGAGGCGAAGCAGGTGACTTCGGCGGCAGTGTAGATGCGGAATCGCTCGGATTGTTCGAGTGGTCAGCGGTCGAGGGCGCAAAGACAGATGACATGGAAGCATTGGCACAGGCAAATCCGGCATTGGGATATGGATATCTGACGGAGCGGGCGCTGCTTTCCAACAGATCGACATTCCCTGAGAGCAAATTCCGGTCGGAATGTATGTGTCAGCAAGTTGAGACGCTGCTCCCACAACCATTTCCCGAAGGTGCGTGGAATGCTTGCACTGATCCGAACTCAACGATTGCTCCGGAGTCGGAATTATACTTCGGAATCGACCTGTCGCAGAACAGGCGTTGGACATCAATCGCGGTTGCAGGACTCCGTGAGGACGGAGAAATGCACATCGAAGTGGTTGCACGGCAGATCGGAACCGAATGGGCGCTGAAATGGTTCAAAGTTCGTCAGGAATCCAGAACAATGAACCTTGCATTTCAGGGCCGGGGGTGTCCTGTTGTTGGGTTGGCGGAACAAATCTGCACGTTGCCGAACATCAACCGCTTTCCGATCGAGGGCGGTGAACTGACAGCTGCGTGGGGACGCTTCTGGGATGGAATTGCAGCGAGCGATCCGAACCAACAGCGAGGCGGTCACAAAATATATCACCTTCCGCAGCCGGTTCTGGATGCTCCGGGCAAAACAATGCAGTTGCGAAATCTCGGCGGTGGCGTCGAACTCCCGGATCGAGTCAAGTCTCCGGATGATCCGTCACCGATGATTGCGTGTTTCGTGGCGTATGCGGCGGCCACGCAGACGATAAAAGATAACAAGAAGATTTACGAAAGTTCTTATGCTCAGGGCGGCACTCTTATGTTCGCCTGATTGGAGGACGAAAAGAAATGCCTGTTTTACAGAGACTAAGAAATCTATTTGGACGAAATGTGTATTTCAACATAAGCCCTGCCGAAATGCCGACAGTCGGGCACATGGGCGCAAGGGAATTATATGCCACACAGGCGAATCTGCACGCTGTGGTTTCGTTCCTGGCTGACTCCGTGGCTCAGCTGCCGCTGAAGGTGTACAGACGAGACGGCGAAAACGACAGACAGCGAGATCGGGACAGCGTTGCGGCGAAACTGCTCTGGAAGCCGAATCCGGATCAGACTGCTTATGAGTTTATCAATGCGCTTGCGGTTGAGTTCTTCCTTATGGGCTGCTCCACGATATGGATTCTGCCGGATGCAAATTCGGAAAGCGGCTACCAGCTCCGATTGATTCCGCGCGAGTGGATCACCGACACGGATCAGGCGACCAACTACGCGCCGGACGTTCTGAAGGTACAAACCAGTACAGGGAGCGCGATTGAAATCCCGCGCAACGAGTTCGTGCAGTTCCGGATGTACTCACCGGGCAATCCGGGCGGATATCAGTCGCCAATTGCGGCACTGCGACAGACGCTGACAGAGCAGATTCAGGCTGACAGGTTCCGCACGGAAATCTATCGATCTTCCGGAAGATTCAATGCGTATATCACCCGCCCGAAGGATGTTGCACCGTGGGATGACGAAACGAAGCGAAAATGGCTGATAGCGTTCCGTGAAGGTTGGGGCGCTGACGGTGAAAATTCCGGCAAGATGCCGCTGTTGGAAGATGGTATGGAGATTAAGCCGTACCAGTTCAATGCAAAAGAAGCGCAGTACGCAGAGACAAAGCAGCTGTCTCGTGAGGATGTTGCGGCGGCCTACCACATTAATCCGTCACTGATCTGGCATACAACCACGCAGACCTATGCGTCCGCAAAAGATAATGCCCGTGCGTTGTACGCAGACTGCCTTGGACCTGTCTTGCAGATGGTTCAGCAGAGGATTAACAGCTTCCTTCTGCCGATCATTGGAGCGGAGGACAATCTGTATGTCGAATTTGACCTGACAGAGAAGCTGAAGGGTTCATTTGAGGAGCGTGCATCCATCTTGCAGGCATCTGTCGGCGGTCCGTGGATGACTCGCAACGAAGCACGTGCAGACAACAACCTTCCGCCAGTTGAAGGTGGTGACGAACTGATTGTTCCGCTGAATGTTCTGGAAGGCGGTCAGGCATCGCCACAGGACACGCATATGGAAGAACAGGAACCGGTCACGATCGTATCGGTCGATGATGAGCAACACGCAGCTTCCTGTGGATGCGTCCAGTGCAAGTCCGATCCGATCCGGATCAAAGCACGATCCACTCAGGAAGAGGATGAGCGAATGGCTTCCGTGCTTCAGAAGTTCTGGAAGCGTCAGGCGAACAGCGTTTTGCCAAAACTCGGAGCGAAGGCTGCTGAATGGTGGGACGAAGATCGTTGGAATGATGAACTGACGGACGACATCGAGCCGGTCATCAATGATGTTGCTGACGCACACGGCAAGGAGGCAGCTGAAGCAATCGGCTCCAAATACAACACGGAGCAGACACGCAAATATCTGCGCACGCTTGCAGCTGGTCGGGCATCCGCAATCAATTCCGCAACCAGAAGGAAGTTGGAAGCGGCAATGGATGATGAAGATGAAGAGAACACGCCGGCGCACGTGTTTGAGGTTCGAGAGAACAAGGATAGCATCACCTTCGGACGTGCGCTTGCGATCGGTGTCGCAGGCTGGGCGGTCACTCACGAGGCTCCGCAGCAGGCAGAACAGCAGGGCATCCATAAGACCGTGCAGAAGCGGTGGGTCACAGGCGACAATCCAAGACCGGAACATCAGGCGATGAATGGTGAAACCGTCATGGTTGACGAATCATTCAGCAACGGCTGTTACTGGCCGGGGGATGAGAACGGCGACCCTGACACCACGTGCGGATGCAATTGCAGCACTGAAGTAATAATCACGATCGAGTGAGGTATAGAGATGAATTACAAAGAATTTCGAGTTGAATACAAGGACGAAGGCAGCGGTTCTCTTGAGGGATACGCTTCCACATGGATCAGAAAACCTGACAGCTACGGAGATGTCGTGAAGCAGGGCGCATTCTCCCGCACACTGGAAGATCGTTGGAACGGAGGCAAGGGAATCCCACTCCTGTGGGCACATCAGATGGACAATCTGAATTCGTTCATTGGCAAGGCTGATGCGGAAGAGGATGACAAGGGCCTGCACTTCGTTGCGACCTTCGATGATACGGAAGAGGCACAGAGAGTACGCAGTCTGTACAAGGACGGACGGCTGAGTAAGTTTAGCTTTGCGTATGATGTACGAGAGAACGGAATGATCACATTGGAAGATGGCGTCAAGGCAAACGAACTGCGCGACCTTGATCTGTTCGAGATTTCCTGCGTATGCGTTCCAGCGAACGATGATGCAGGGGTTGTCGATGTCAAGGCAGGCAGACGCAACCGCAAATCTGATGCGGAGATACTGAAACAGATCAGAAGTCTCGTTGACCAGCTTCTGGAAGACGAGGTTGATGATCCAGAAGACGATGACGTTGCAGAGGATCAGCCCAAAGACAATGCCGAGATCGAGGCAGAGGATCAGCCGGTTGACAATGCACTGAAGCAGAGACTTCTGGAAGCAATAAAAAAAGATTTAAAGGAGGCTTAACAATGACTCTGAAAGAAGAGCTCATGGAGCTTAAAGAGAAACGTAACGCACTGGTAGAGCGCATCGAGGCTGATGACGCTGAGGCAATCGCAGAAGGCGAGAAATTGCAGGGCGAGATCGAGGCAAAAGAAGCAGAGATCGAGCAGGCCGAGAAAAAGACCGCACTGCTCAATGTAATTGGCAAAAAAGAAAAACAGGAGGATTCCGCAATGGAACAGAAAACCGGCATCAAGGCATTGAATCTCGATTACCTGAAGAACAACCGCGGCGCAGTGCAGACCTACATCAAGTCCGCAACCGATACCGTGATAGCTCCGACTATTCCGGTCGTAAGCCAGAACGTAGCTGAAATCAAGTACAACCTCGGAGTAAGAGACCTGTTCAGCACAGAAGCAATCAGCGGTAATTCCTATACATTCTTCCGTATGGGTGCAACTGATCTGCCGTCTGGTTTTGATGGAACAACTGCACAGGGAGCAGAAAAGCCGCAGATTCATCCGACATATACTCCGGTTACTGCCGCACTCGTTAAGAAGGCTTGCCACCTGAAAGAGACAGACGAACTTCTGTCCGATGCTCCGTATCTTGAGAGCGTAGTAAGAGGCAGAGGCATATACGAACTTCAGAAGGCTATTGAGTCTTATCTGGTATCTACTCTGCTCGGAACTTCCGGCATTGACGTAACTGTCAATACAGGCATCAGCTTTGATAACCTGCTGAAAGCAAAAATGGCTGTCGAAACCAACACAGGATATGACGCAGACGCAATCATCATCAATCCGGCAGACCTGCAGACACTGCTCCTGACAAAGGACGACGGCAACACTGGTCAGTATTTGATGGGCGGTCCGGCATACGCTCCTTATGGCAATGGTGCTTACGGCGCATATCTTCCGATTTGGGGCATGAAGGTTGTATCTACTTCCGCCATCGCTTCCGGCACAGCGATCGTTGGCGCTTTCAAGGCTTGTGCATCTGTCATCACAAAGGCAGGCGAGGGCTTCAGAGTTGAGGTCGCTAACCAGAACGAAGATGACTTCGTGAAGAACATGGTCACTGTTCGCGTAGAGGAGAGACTGCTTGAGGCTGTTCGTCTTCCGGGCGGATTCGCTAAAGTCTTCACGGCTTAA